CCGGTGCTGGCGGCCACGATCGACGCGGGCAAGGTCCGCCTCGGTGGAATGGCCCCGGCGCTGGCGACCCGCTGAACACGCTGGGCTGACTGAACTTACGGGCGGTGGTGTGTGCCGCCGCCCGTAAGCATTTTTATGGGACGGACGATGGAAGAGAAAACGCCTCTCGTTGTATTTCATCGCGTGCTGCCTTACGGACGGATGCCGCAACGGGCAGATCGGTCCGGTGCGGGTTCTATGCCCACGCGTGCGTTTCGATATTGCGATCCTTCGACCAGCGCATCCGGCTACGGATACTACATCTTCCCTCCGATCAATTTCAGTCTGCTGTGGGATGGTCAAGCTATCTCATGGACCTTCGACGGATCGCCCGATTGGCACCCCCTCAAAACAGCGCAGTATCCAGGATTCCGCGATCTCTTCGATTCGCAGGCTCCTGCGGAGATTCAAGGTTACTCGCCGCCTTTTCTTGGCGCGTTCCAAGAACCCGGATTGTTGCAGATATGGACCGGGATTGTCGCACGCACTGCGCCTGGATGGAGCCTGATGATTCGTAGTCCAGTGAATGTCCCCCGACCTGCTGGATATGAGCCTTTCGAGGGGATCATTGAGACCGATCGTTGGTTCGGCCCTCTGATTGCGAGCATTCGCCTGACGAAGACTGATGTGCCGATCAATTTCAATGCGGAGTTCCCGCTGTTTCAAGTTCTCCCTGTGCCACGTCAGGCTTACGCCGAAGAGAGTCTCAACAATTATGAATTGGTGCCGGATTTGAAACAGTTCTCGCCGAAGGACTGGGACGATTACTACGATACGGTTGTCCGCCCGCATGTCCAAGAGGAACGTCCTCGCGGACAGTATGCTACAGCCGCGCGCAAACGCCGTGCCACTGAAAACCCGTAAAGGCTACATTTATTGCATCGCTGGGTTGCAAAATACTACTGTCTGTCGTGTGCCCATGAGTGGGCCGCTTATGCCGGCCCTACAGAGTGCCTTCGTTGTTCAGCGCTTTACGTTAAGTGGTTGAATTACAACGATTTGTCTAAAAATACGGAGCCACCTAAACCTTCCCGTTGACACGTTGGCTATTTCGGGCCTACGCATGAGGTTCCGATCGGGAGGACCCCATCATGACAATCGTGTGCTTCAAGGACGGTATCCTGGCGGCGGATTCGGTGGTGGTCGAAGATGGAATGGCCTACGGGCTGATGCGGAAGATCATCCGATCCGACACGGGGTGCCTAGCTGGGGGGAGTGGGGATGTGTCATCCTTGTATCCGTTCCTTGAGTGGGTGCGTAAGGGGATGAAAGCACGCGGTAAACCGACGATTGGTGAACTCGACGGGATCGTGATTAAGCCAAACGGTGAAATTCTCTTTTTTGAGAACGGTCTAGTTCCCTTCAAAGTCTCCAGCAAGTCTCATGCTATTGGCTCTGGAGCGCAGATGGCGATCGGCGCGATGATGCACGGTGCGACGGCAATTCAGGCGGTCAAATACGTGTGCGAGCGGATTACGACTTGCCAAGAACCGATTCAGGCGCTTCGTTTGGATGGCGCAACACACGAACTTGACCCAAAGCGTCTCGGGATCGACTGATAAGCCTTGACATAGCGCCATCTATAAGGCATGATTGTTCTTCTAAGGGGACACAACCTCGGCCCGGCTGCCACCGGTCATCCGCCAAAACCCCCGTCCTGGCAGGGATCACGGAGCGTGTGAGAAGCGCTTCGTCTGCGGTCGCCACTAGCATGTGGCGGGCGTAGGGCTACCCCCGCTCGCCTCACGCAATGGCCTGGGGCGAGTTGGGGGATTTCGTTTCTGCTGAAAATCTCCGATTCCCGTCGAACTTATGAAGGGGCGATGTGCGTTGTGAATGCTGCACCGCATGATGAAGGCACCCGTTGTTGGGCAAAAGCGTGCCAGATTTTCTTTTGGCGCTGGTGGTGGTATGCGACCGTTTGGTTTAGTGTTGGCATGTTTGCAACGCTCGTTATCGGCGGCGCAGTGCAAGATTATCGCAGTGCAACACAAATTTATCATGCCCCCGTTCATGTGACAGCGGGGACTCTCAACGGTGAGCGGGTGTTATCAGTGCATTTTTCGCACGGCGATTCCCGGCGAGAATGCCGGAATACGACGCAATGGCTCCTGTCAAAGACGCTCGACGACGAGTTGGTCAAGGTGCCGTTTTTCATTACCGTGAACGGCATCCGCCAACAAAATGATCCAGCTTTCGATGCGTGGTTACCTGTACCGCGCTATGTCACTCCTGGTTTGTGGGGCCTCTCATATAAAACGGCATCGACGTGCTCCTGGCTGCTCTGGGAAGTCACGACGATTTGGATGTCCGAGATCGGTTCCGTGGAAATTCCGGGGTGATGGGGCCTGCGGAAGGCGCGAAGTTACCCACTTCATGGACAGGAGCAAAAGCTGCTGGTGTCTCTCATTATTTCACAGGGAAACCTTGTAAGCATGGACACGTTGCTCCGCGAAATACCAGTAAACGAACCTGCATTGAGTGTATTCGTGTTGCAAGTGCAAGGCTTCAAGCAAATGATCCAGCATACAGGCGTAGTTTGAATCGAAAATCCTATGGGAAACACAAGGAAAAACGCCTCTTGGCGAACCGGCGGTGGATCGCAGAGAACAAGGTCCGACACAAGCAGTTGTGCCGTATTTGGAAGCTGGACAATCCAGAAAAATTGAGCATGTACCACGGGAAACGCTGTGGTTTGATCCGACAAGCAACACCAGCATGGGCTGACTATGCCCAGATGCGCGTTTTTTTCTTGCAGGCGCGCTTGCTGACACGGCAGACCGGCGTGTTGCATCATGTCGATCACATATACCCTATCCAGGGAAAAACTGTATGCGGCCTGCACGTGCAGGGCAATCTCCAGGTTTTGACTGCCGAAGCTAACTTGTCGAAAGGCAGGAAGGTCGTTCTGTAATACGTTGGAGCCACATATTTTTCTACTTGACAAGGCCAAAAACGCCATATAGGTTGAACTCCATAGCTGTAAGCTATGCGCGGGGCGCATGACTGACAAGCAAAACCAGAATGGACCATTGTCGCAACCCGCACAGACGCACCGCGTGCCCCTGTGCACTCTCCAGGGGAGGGTCGTGTCATTCCGCTTTACGACTTCCCGGCGACCACAACGGTCCACACATCATTTGTACACCCAGAATTCCAGTACTGGTACTATCACTGGCAAATGATCCGCGACTCGTTGATCGGCGAGGTAGAAATCAAACGCAAAAATGAACGCTACCTTCCGAAGTTGGAAGGAATGGAACCGCCGGAATATCAGGCGTACTTGGAACGCGCCGTCTTCTACAACATGACGCAGCGCACCTTGACCGGCTTGCTGGGCACGCTTTTTCGCCGCAATCCGACCGTCAACGGCTTGCCAAAAAACTTGAACACCGCGAACATTTCCAAAGACAACCAATCGTTGATGCAGTTCGTCAAGATGTCTGCACGCGAGTTGATCAGTATGGGGCGCTATGGTGTCCTCGTGGATATGGACCAAGAGGGTGTTCGCCCTCCGTATCTCGCCGGCTACATCACCGAGAACATTACCGACTGGACTGTGCAGGAAATCGAAGGCCGTTGGACGGTCACGGAGGTGATTCTTCGCGAACTTCGCCTCGCGCGTCCGATCCTTAACCCGGTCAGCCTCACACCAGCCGGTCGGAAAATGCCGAAGAACACCATCAAAGATCAGATGGAAACGTTCAGCATGGACAGCGCGGTCACTCGCGCCGCCCGCCGCTGGATCGCCGCCTACCGCGTACTGCGGCTTGAGGACGATCCGGACAACGAAGGCGAAAAGATTTACCGGCAGTACTATCACGTCAGCAGCAAGGGTGATGCGACCCCCGAGGGCACGCCGTTCGCCGTCTTTACGCCGACGTATCGCGGGCAGCCGTTCCGCTACATTCCGTTCGTGTTCATGGGGCCATACGACAATACCCCAGACATCGACAAGTCGCCGATCCTGGACATCGTTACGCTGAACCTCTCGCACTACCGCACCTACGCACAGTTGGAGCATGGGCGGTTCTTCACCGCACTGCCCGTCTACTACTGCCCGATCCCGCCCGGTCAGGAACGAGGCGCCTATACGATCGGACCATCCGTGGTCTGGGAAGTGGAGGAAGGGCAGAAGCCTGGGCTGGTGGAATACACCGGCAGTGGCTTGAAATACCTCCAGGATGCGTGCGACAAGAAAGAAGATCAGATCGCCGCTCTCGGCGGGCGCATGCTCCAGGTCGAGCGCGTGAGCGCAGGCCAGTCGAACAACGCCTTGCGATTGAAGGAAGCCAACGAGCAAAGCCTCTTGCTGAACATCGCCAACGTGCTCGATACCAGCTTCACCACGCTTCTGCGTTGGTGGGCGATGTGGCAGGACATTCTCCCGAAACTCGCCGACAAGATTTCGTTGGAGACCAACAAGGACTTCATGTCATCCTCGGTCGGCGCGCGCGAATTTCGCGCGATGCAGATGATGTACGAGGCTGGCATTATCCCGATCGACGTGCTGTATGACTTCCTCCGCCGGGCCGAGGTTATCCCCGATTGGATGGCGATGTCTGAATTCAAAGCACGCTTGTCCGATCCGGACAGCTTCCCGAACATTGCAGACGTGCTCGCCCGCCAGCGTGGGGCGCCAAATGCCGCCACCGAATGGGAAACGGAGCACGTTCTGCTCGATCCGCAGGTCGTCGCCGTGCGCGGCTACGACACTGTTGCACCTCCTGGGCAAGAACCGTTACCTGGACAGATTGCCGGCACCGATCCGGTCACCGCGACCGATACGGCGCCTCCTGGGAAGGGTGTAGTCGATCCGGCTACCGGGAAGCCTGTCGTGGCGCCAAAGCCGCGCGCGAAGCCTACGGGGCGCCCTGCGACCAAGAATGTTCACGCTACGGCAAGCCGCGCCGTCAACACCGCCGACGACGGGACAACCGTCTCAGATGTGGGCAGCGGTGGCACGACCGGCATTCCGACCGTCAAGGGACAGAACAAGCCGGGCGACAAGGGATCGGGTTTGGTCGGCGATCCGGATGCTGTTGACTTTGGCTCTGTGACCGTGTAAAAAGTGAATCCCACTGAGTGTGAGGAATGGAGGATATCATGACGCAACCGATCAAGAGGCCGTATATCCCCACCGACAAGGGTAGCAAGATCAAGGTAGGCGGACGGATCGAAAGCATCGACGCCAGCACTGAGACTATCTGACACCCAGCACGCGGGTGGTGCGTGCATTTTGAGCCGCCCATGAAAGGGGGCGGTATAGGAGTAGCGTGCCATGGCTGACCTGACCACAAAAGGCCGGAAGCGGCTGAAATCATCCACGTTTGGGCTGCCCAAAGAGCGAGCATACCCCATGCCGGATCGCCGTCACGCCGCGAATGCGAAAGCGCGTGCGTCTCAAGAACTTAAAGCGGGAAATCTGACCGCAGCCGAAAAGGCTCAGATCGACCGCAAGGCGAACAAGATTCTCGGAACTAACAAGAAGTAAATGAAAGGATACTAGATGCAGTTCCCCGACTTGATCAATGGCCTGTTCGAGACTTGTGGGTCGTTGGCGGTTTTCGAGAATGTTCGAGTGCTTTACAAGCACAAAGTCGTCCGGGGATCGAGTCTGAAAGTGTCCGTTTTCTTCACTACCTTCGGGCTGTGGAATCTCTACTACTACGCACATTTGTCCCAGTGGATAAGCTGGAGCGGCGGTGCGGTTCTGTGCATAGGCAATTTGTCATGGTTTTCAATGGCGGCTTACTACATGCGGAAGGAGAACCAACATGCCCGACTTCTGGAACTTTCCGCGAAATCTGCGGCCTCGGAGTGACGATAGTCCGAAAGGGCTGCATCGGGTTGGTGCCGACGAGTTAGCTGGTTGGTCGCTTGCTTTGGATATGTGGGGGGTAGGATGCCGCCCGCTAACTGATGAAACCAGCATCATGAAGACACTGATCCGCGCCGCCGAGGAAGACGGAGCAGTGGTGCGTGAGCAGACGTGCTACCGTTTCGGCACCGGAGTCTTTGCTACGGTCGTGCTGGAGACCGGGCACATTTCAATCCGCACGTGGCCTGAAAACGGAATTTTGGTGGTGGATGCTTTCTCTCCCCTGGCAGGTGGCAAGAAGCTGGGGGTCCTCCGGACGCACTTTCGCCCCGAGGGAATCTATTATACGGAAACGGAACGCGGGTCACTGGTTCGTGGCGAGATCGCTAAGAAAGCGTCTCAAAAGCGCGGCTGACAGCCATTTTTCGGCTTTCGATCCATAGGTCTTGAGCCACTTCAATTTTTTTGTTGACACACCCCAAACACCCCTATACATGCTGGCCTCACACGCAGGAACCAAGTCACCCTCCAGGTGATTGAAGTTTCAGCAAAAGACCAGACGAGGGTCGTCTGGCAGGAATTCGCAGGGCGAAATCCAGAAATTCACCGAATACGGGGGGTCCCCAAATGCCGAAGTTGTCGTTCGATAGTGCCGATGCCGTTCCGGAGGGTCTCAAGGAACATGCAGCGGAAGTTGATGGGAAGTTCATCGTGGATGTGTCGCCGACCGCACGGGTCAACGAGTTCCGCGAAACGAACATCAAGGTCAGCCGCGAACGCGACGAGTTGAAGGGCTTGATCACCAAGATTCAGCCAGTCATCGGCGACGACCCTGACGCCTTCCTTGCTCAGTACAACGAGTTGAAGGCGATCGACCAGAAGGTGAAGGATGGAACCCTTGCCACAAGCGACAAGATCGCGGAAGCGGTTGAGCAGCGGGTGGCGGATATGAAACGAACGCTGGAGGAACGCAACGCCCAGACCGCGCTCAAGGAAGCAGCGGCCAACAAGCGGGCAGATGCAGCCGAGGCGAAGTTCAAGCAGTCGCTCATTGATCGGGCGATCATACAGGCGGTTACAGACCCTCGTTCGGGCGCGTCGGGAACGGCGATCCAGGACATTCTGCAACGGGCCTACAAGGTGTTCAAGGCCGAAGATGACGGCACGGTTGTCGCCATGGACGGGTCCTTGAAGATGTATAGCGCCGAAGACGGCTCGACGCCGCTCTCTCCCCTGGAGTGGGTGACGACCAAGCTGAAAGAACAGGCGCCACATCTGTTCAAAGGTTCTAGCGGCGGCGGTGCCGGTGGCGGAACACAGAACGGTGGCGGTGGTTCAGGCGGAGACGAACGCTTCTTCGGCAAGTCCGAGGAAGAGTTCCGGAAGATGTCACCGACGCAGAAGTTGGCACTTGCCAATGATGCGGCGGACAAGAAGGCGGGTCGCGGCAAATACGATCCAAAGCGTCGAGCCGCATAACTTCGCCTTCGTAACGTCATCGGACGGGACTAAAAGCATGGGAGACGCGTGCGACCCAACGGGCTGAGTCGCACTGTCTCTACGATGACGAAACAGCCCCCCGAATACAGGAGACGACTCCCATGGCACTGACCCTTCTCGAAGCCTCCAAGCAGAATGATGGCGATGTCAAGCGCGCCGCTGTCATCGAAATGTTTGCCGCGAACAGCGACCTGCTGCGCGTGATGCCGTTTGAGGACATCCCCGGCGGCAGCTATTCCTACAACCAGGAAGGCAAGCTGCCCGGTGTGGCGTTCCGTGGCTTCAACGAAGCGTATTCGGAGAGCGTCGGCATCCTGAACCCGCAGGTCGAGGTCCTCAAGATTGCCGGTGGCGATCTGGACGTTGACAAGGCGCTGATCAAGACGCGTGGCGACGACCAGCGTGCCACGCAGGAGGCCATGAAGGTGAAGGCACTGAGCCTGTACCTGACCGGTCAGTTCATCAACGGCAACGCCGAGACCAACCCGCGTGCATTTGACGGCCTGCGCGTTCGCGTGCAGGGCTATCAGTTGCTCCCGGCTCTCTCGACGGCTCCGTCGAGCAACAGCCCGCTGTCGCTCGAAGCCCTCGACGCCGCGATCGACCACGTGGACAATCCCACGCATTTGGTCATGAGCAAGGAAATGCGCCGGAAGCTGACGGTTGCAGCCCGTACCTACACCGTTGGCGGCTTCATCGAGTATGTCGTGGACGAGTTCGGCAAGCGGGTCACGGTGTACAATGACCTGCCGATTCTGATCGCCGACTATGACGACACCGGCACGAAGATCATCGATTTCGTCGAGGCGGGTCCGGCTGGTGGTAGCACCAACACGTCCATCTACGTGATGTCGGTGGGATCGAACATGCTGACCGGGCTGCAAAACGGCGTGATGGAGGTTACCGATCTCGGCGAACTCCAGACCAAGCCGGTGTTCCGCACCCGTGTCGAATGGCTCGTTGGCTTCGCCGCACTGCATGGCCGTTGCGCCAGCCGCGTGTGGGGCATCACCAACGTCGCTGCCACCGCGTAACGGACAAGACGCCGGCTAACCCCGGCGTCGATCCGCCCAACCAGTCCACCAGGAGGATACTTCCATGTCCGTCAAGGCTTCTGCCAATCGTTTCGCACTCGACGCGCTCACCAATCTGCGCGCTGCGGGTCAAGCCGCTCTCACCGCCACGGCGAAGAGCACTGCCAACGCGTCTGATGTTGGTTACCTGACGCTCGACCAGCTTTCCAGCTATTGGGCGATGGGCGACAACGCCAATCTGCTCAGCTTCGCGCTGAACTGCACGGTCGAGAGCGTCACCCAGGTGTCCGGCACCCCGACCATCCAGTTCTCCGTGATCGTCGATACCGATCCGGCGTTCACCTCCCCGTCCGCGATCACTGTCGTGACCGGCGAGGCGATGACCGCCACCGGCTCGAACGTTCTGGAAGTGAACCGTGAGGACATCCTCGAAGCCATCGTGGCGCTCGGCGGACCCTTCACCACGGCGACCCCGGTCTATCTGGCGGTAACCGCCACGATCGCTGGTGGCGCTTCCAGCCCGCAGATCGCGTGGAACGCATACGCGGCGCCGCTCGCCGGGGTGTAACCCTGGCTTGACGGCCTAAGAACTGATCGGGCGATCAGCGGTACGGCCCTGGCCTTTCCGCCGATCGCCCTTTCGTTTGAGAGGATGGT